AAAAGTGCAAGCTGCAATCCGCCAACTACAACGGTGGCGGTACCGACGGCGCAAACCGCACGGTGACCTACAGCTTCCGCACCTTCAATGACCTGACCGTGACCAAGTCCTAAGCCTTGACTGGTTAGTAGAGGATGACGGAGGGGGGGCCGCAAGGCCCCCTCTTCTATTTGGAGGATGTCTTGGATTTTGAGCTTCTGATCGCCCGTATCATTGCGGGTTGTCTGCGTTTTTCTGTCGACGACAAGCGGTACCTGATCCGCCAGCCTGGTCGTTTGCGTCGCTACAAAGCCCAACAAGTCTATCAAGAAGCCTTCAACGAAGGGCTGTCTGAGGAACTTTATAGCGATTATGAGATAGACGCCCTTCTCCGCGCCAATGGTCTTTGGGATGACGAGCGCCAAAAACAAACTGAGACTCTTAAAAAAGACATAGAAAAACTTAAAGTTGCCCTATTTAAGGCTTTTTTTAAATCGAAAGAGCGAGATTTGATTCGTGTTGGGTTGGCTGCGGCAAAACAAGAATTAGCCTCTCTTCACACACAAAAAAATATTTATTCACCAATGGGAGCGACTGGCTTTGCTCAGGTTGCTCGCACACGCTATCTCATTGGCAGTGGTCTTTTTAATGATCAAGGCAATCGAGTTTGGAAGGGTGATGATTTCTATAAAGAAAATAATTGTCTTCTTGACGATGCTGTAACTGCTTATTCAGAGGCTCAAATTTCTGACTTTGTTATGCGAGCCATAGCTAGATCAGATTCTTGGCTTTCGGTGTGGAATTGTAAGTCCAATTCTCTTGATGTTTTTGGTAAGTGCGCGGTTGATTTAACAGAAGAACAAAGAAGTTTATTGTCGTGGTCTCAGCTTTACGAGAGCATTGCAGAACATCCAAATCCACCAAATCAAGAGATTATCAATGACGACGATGCTTTTGATGGTTGGTTAATTATTCAACGCAAAGAACGTGAACGTCAGCGCAAAGAAACGACAGCAGAAGGTCTACTTTCTGGCATGAAACTGCCGGATTCAGGCGAAATTTTCTTGGTCGCAGAGACTGATGAGGATCTGCAAAATATTGAATCTTTGAACAGTCCCCAGGCTGCGGCGATTAAAAGAGAGAGACTGGCTCACATCGCTAAGAAAGGCGAGGTCGAAGAGCAGCACATGCCTGATTCCCGTCGGGAAATCATGATGATGGCTCAAAAGACCATGCCTGGCCAGTAAGGAGGACCCCTGTGGATGCTTATAACCAAATGGAGGCTGCTGCGGACGCAGCCCGTCGAACGGACGAGGATGCTCTCAAGAATCACGAACGCAATTCTCGCGCTCGTCTTCAGAGGATTCTCGCCACAAAAATGCGAACCGCTTTCATTGGCGCTTTAAGCGCCGTGGAACAAAGCTTCGGTGAGTTGTGGGGCCACAACGCAACACCGGAGCAGCGGGAAGCAGCTAGGGAAAAATGGAAGCAGATTTGGGAAACCTGTCGCTCCTCGATCCTAAACAACGGCAACGCCCAGCTGCGTGCCGTCGAATCAGAACTGGCCCAATACACGGTTAGCTGGAACCGTTGTCAGAAGACCCTACCCGTGGAGGATGAATCGTGAGCGCCAACAAGAAGGTTGTTAAGGTTGAGATCGGTGGCAAGGAAGTAGAACTGGCTGTTCTCCGTCCCAATGCCAAACAGCGCCAGGAAGCACAGAAAGTCTATAATAGGACTTTTCGTGAAGCAGTCGAATCCGGAGCCATTCTCCGTGCCAAGATTGAAAGCGTCATGCGCGAGCAAAAACTGTGGGATGACCACAAAGAAGCTGAGCTACGCAAGCTTCAAGGCGCTATCAGCGACAAGGAACGAAAAATTCGTTCTGGTGGCATTAAGTTGTCCGAAGCTCGCGATATGGCCATACAGCTTCGGCGGGATCGCTCTGATCTGCGCGGTCTAAACTCCGAGCGTATGAGTCTGGACGGCAACAGCGCAGAGGCTCAGGCAGATAACGCCCAGTTTAACTTTTTCGTGTCGACGTGTACGGTTCACGCCAATGATGGCAAACCCTACTTCAAGTCTTACGAAGAATACATGATCAAAGAGGACGATCCTGTCGTTGGTCCTGCCGCATCTGCTCTAGCCAAGATTATCTACAACCTTGAAGACGACTACGAGAAGAAGCTTCCCGAGAATCAGTTTCTCGCAAAGTACAAGTTTGTTGATGAAAGCCTTCACTTGGTTGACAAGCAGGGCCGGAAAGTCGATGTAGACGGTCGTCTAGTAGATGAGAACGGCCGGTACATCAATGAGACGGGCCAATTTGTCGATCGAGACGGCAATTTGGTTGATGTTGACGGCAACTTTATCGTCGACGAAAAGCCATTTTTGGATGACGAAGGAAACCCGATTGTTCCTATCCAGCCGGTGCTGTGACGGTGTAATTTCTGTTGAACCGGACAGGCTTAGGTGAGCGGTGGTCTCTTCTCTTTCGTGAGTGGGGATCACCGTTCTTTTATTTTGCGGGGTTGTTATGGCATTTGATATCACAGGACAACTTAATTTACGTTTGGCTTCTGGCGCTATCCGCAACATAGCCAATGAGATTAACACAAACCTAAGAAGCGCAAGCATTTCTGGCATGAATGTGCCTGTCCGTGCCGACATGGCAACCTTGCGACAAATTCACGATGCTTTTGTTAGTACTGGCTCAGCCGCCGAGAAGTTTTCTCAGCAATCTGGATTAGCCTTTAAGCGCTTTGCCGCTTTTTCCGCTGCTGCCGTTCCATTCATCGCCGTCGCATCTGGCATCCGCAGCGCCATGACCCAGGCCATGGAATTTGACAAAGAAATGGTTCGTCTGCGTCAGGTAACCATGGATGCCGGTAGTGAAGTGGGGATGATCGCCCAGGAAGTCACTCGCCTCTCTACTAACTTCGGCGTTTCTAGTGCGGACCTGATGAAAACGGCTGTTGTTTTGAAACAGGCCAACTTGTCCATTGGTGAGACTAGGGACGCACTTGAAGCTCTCGCAAAGTCGGCTCTGGCCCCCAACTTTGACTCGATCGCCCAGACTACCGAGGGCGCCATCGCGGTCATGAACCAGTTCAAGATCCAGGGCAAGGAACTAGAACAGGCCCTTGGCTCAATGAATGCTGTGGCCGGTGAGTTTGCTGTTGAAGCCGGTGACTTAATTGAGGTCGTGCGGAGAACCGGCGGTGCCTTTAAGGCGACTGGTGGCGACCTGAATCAACTCTTAGCCTTATTTACCTCTGTTCGGCAGACGACACGCGAGTCGGCTGAGTCAATTGCTACTGGTCTGCGAACGATTTTCACCCGCATTCAACGCAACGATACAGTAAATGCCCTCAAAGAGTTTGGTGTTAATCTTCGTTTTACTCGTGAAGAGGCCGAAAAAGCTGGCAATCTAAATCTCGCCAATCAATTTATCGGCGGCTACGAAGCAATTCGACGCCTTTCCCAGGCATTAACTCAACTGCCCGAGACCGATCCGCGCTTCTCGGCAATCGTTGAGGATCTCGGTGGCTATCGCCAGATATCTAAAGTTATACCATTAATTCAAGAGTTTGCCGTCAGCGAGAAAGCTTTGATGGTCGCCGAGGCCGGACGGGTCAGCATGACCGTTAACGCTTCCCAAGCTTCCGAGTCCTACGCCAATCGTCTGACCAAGCTTCAAGAAAGCTACCTGGCCTTGGGTCGTAGTTTGATGGACAGCTCATCGTTTAAAATGGCTTTTTCAAGCTTTGAGGGATTGGCGAACTCTTTGTTAATGGTTCTTAATGCGGCCCGCCCCCTACTGCCATTGTTAACTGCGATGGCCACCATAAAAATCGGTGCGTCTATCGGAGATTACTTCCGTGGTTTTACTCGGTCAGCCACTAGCTCACCTGGACAAGGCGTTGCTCACAGGGCTAATGGCGGACCTATTTATATGGCCAAGGGAGGTGTTGTCCCTGGCAGTGGTACTGGCGACACCATACCGGCCATGCTCGAACCTGGCGAACTAGTAATCCCACGCAGACAAGCTCAAAAGGCCAGCTTTCGTGAGAAGGTCATTGGCCGCTTTATGGGAGCTTACAACACCGAGAAGGGGCAGGGATTTGCCAACTTCTACGACCAATTCCGCACCAAGATGGACCGCTTGGGCGCTCCCGGCGACGCAAAACGAAGTTTTTTCGAGAGGGCTTACGCCTATCAAAGCCAGGGCGCCTCCGACAAGCTTGTAATCGAAGTCATGGGTAAGGTTTATAATCAATATCGAGACATGGCGCGTGATGGAAAACAGGCTAATGCCGACGACTTCAAACCAATGTTGGACAGCTTGGGACTTAACGACAAAAGCCGCTCTCGCTCGAAATGGTTTCAGCAAACTCTTGACGGCCTAGCCCCTACTAGTCGCAAGAAAAGCGACTACTACAAGGGTCTTACTAATCCAAATTTTTATCCTGTCGACCGCAATGTCATTTACACAGCCTACGGCGTCAACGCTAAGGAAGCTAAAGAACGTGGTCTTCTTCAGGTCGACGACAAGAAATATCAATTCTTTCATTCTGCCCTAGCCGAAGCTGCCAAGCGTATGGGCACGACTGGGCAACGTCTACAAGCTGCTATATTCGCAGCTCGCAGTAAAAAAAATCCAGATCTTGCCAAGACCATGGCTCCTCTGGACAAATTAGTGCCTTACGCCAACGGCGGAATAGTTCCAGGTGTGGGCAACACTGACAGCGTGCCTGCCCTTTTGCCCGTCGGCGCTTTTGTTCTGCGCAAGTCCAGCACCAACGCAATGCGCAAGATGGCTGATGGCGGCAAGGTACCCGCCATGGTCATGCCGGGTGAGTACATTTTTCCGCCAGAAGAAGCTAAGCAAATCGGTATTGAGCGTCTTCAAAAGTTCAATCTAACCGGCAAACCTCCTGCTTATGCCAGCGGTGGTTTGGTCGATCCAAAGTTAGAAGCCACCGCCCAGACTCTTATGGACAGCGGCAGAAGCCCCAATAAGAACAAAGATTTTAGGGAATATCTCAAACAGTTAGAAGCTGCCGCTTTGACTAAAGGAGATCTTTCTGGCCTTACTTCTTTTCTTCCCAAAGTCAAGGGTAGGGGATTGCTTCAGTACGGTAATCATAGAGATTCTAAGGACTCTGCTGGTTATATTCTCAATAATAAAAGTGCCGACACCGCTTATGTCACCAAGAATCATCTTCAATACACTAACAGTGCTGGTAAAGTTGTCCAAGGAGATTCGGTCGGTACTGCCATTCACGAAATTGCTCACCTAATTGATCTTCAGGCTGGTCGCGTAAAAAGCGGCGGCTCAAACACCAGCCCATCTTTCCTTTCCAGGACTGGCGGCACCAAGACCAATGACGTCATAAAGAAACTAGAGCCTCTGATCCATAAGGCTTTTCAAATACAAAATCCTAACTCCCAAGACTTAAAAACACAAAGGTACATGTCGAGTCCTCAGGAAATACTGGCTCGTTCTTTTGAACTGAGCAGTTTCAAAAATCTTAACGAAAAAAACGCTCACCCCTTGTCGAGAGTTTTACAAAGTCGTCTGAGCGGCTCTGAATACTCTGATGCAATGTCTCATTTTACTGAATTGGATAAAACATTCCGAGATGAGGCGTCTAGTGTTCTTAGTCAAAACACGTCGGGTCCAACTACACCTGCGCCTAAGCCCACTCCGGCTCCGACGACCGCTGCACCCAAACCTAATCAGACGCCAGCCCCCACAACGCCAAGACCAAAACCCACTCAGGCTCCTACCACGGCTGCGCCAAAACCCACTTCGGCTCCAACTACTCCAGGACCCAAACCAACCACGCTAGCCCCGACTACGATTCCGCCCACTACGATCCCGCCAACTACTCGACCACCTCAAAATCCACGTCGGGCTTATGAGCGTTTTAAGCCTGGCGACGATTGGCGCAAGACCATTCGTACGGCTATGGCAACAGGCAATCAGGTTGGCCCCTACGCTACCCAAATGCCTGAATTGACCGGCGAGTCTTCAGTGCGTTTTCTCAACGACCTTGGTCGGACTAAGGGCGGCAGGAATCAGTTACGCAGTCAGATTGAAGAAAATCTGGCTAAGACCAATCCCAACATGAGTGATGCGGAACGCAATAAAATCTCTGGCAAAGAGACTTCGCGCATACTCCGAACCGCCAAGGAAGCTTCTGTCTTTGAAAAAAGGCTTAACGAAGCAGAGAACATTCGCTCTCAGGCCTCGTCGCGTGGTGGAGACATCACTCAACTTAGTAAGTTGAGCGGCTATATTAATAATTTACAGAAGCGCCAAGCCTTCGATCCAGAGGCCGCAGCTGAAATTGTCCGCGCTACTGCTAGTCGCAACAGGATCGCTCAGCGTGTTTCGCAAAACGAAAACATTTCTTTGACCGATTTAAATAAGGTAGACTCATCAGGCCGATATTCTTTTGATAAGACGACCTCTACAACTCTTAAAGACTATCGTAAGCAATACGCGGCCGATGCAACTGGGGCCGGTTTGGAGGCTGGAGCCGTCCGCAAACAACTAGAAGATCGTAGACAAAAGTTGGCCGGTATCACTGTCGGCATGTCTCAGGACCCAGAAGGTCGCTTGGGCTTTAATTTCAAGGGTCCAGATAGCGCCTACGGCGCTCAGACTCGTCCGGCCCCGAATAACAATAGTGATCAGACGTTGGGTAAAATTCTCAATAATCGCGCTCAAGACATTTTTAACATTATTGATCCGACAGGCAAGGGCAAGAATCTCAGCAATATTCAAAAAGAAGCTATCGTCAACGATCAGAAGATTCGTTTGGAAAGAGAATATGTCGATAGCGTTCGTTTGCAAATTCAACAGCATCACAAGATCAAGGACGCCGAAACCGCCCGCTTGATCGCCCTTCAAATGTACGAGCAGTCGCTACGCACGGGTGCTTCTGTTGTCGTCGACAAGAAAGGCGTTGTTCTCGATAAAAACATGTTCGACGCTGGTTCTACCGGCAAGGGTCAAAATAGAGCTAATGTCATAGAATCCCTTAAAGACGGTTTTAAGAACGCTTTCAGTTCTCAGACAGGCTTTTTTGGTCTTCAGATGATGAGTTCGTATACTGCCGCTGGAGCAAACGCTCTTGCTGGCACGGCCGAGGGAGCTGCCAAAAATGGTAATGAGTCCGGTTTTCTTGCTGCTCGCACAACCGGCGGTCTTCTTAGTGGCGCTGCCACTGGAGCACAACTCGGTATGTCTTTTGGGCCAATTGGTACTGCGATTGGTGCCGCAGCTGGTGCTGCTGTTGGCGCTGCTACCGCTTTCAAAAATGCTGCTGACGAAATCAATCAAGCCAAACTGGCTATCGCTCTGCGTGAAACTAGCACGGCCTTAAGCAATTTTGCTAAGGGTACCTATAACTTAACTCCTCAGAATGTAGAAAAATTCAAAAAGCAACAAACAACAGTTGACACACAACTTTCAAAAAAAGCAGCCAAAGATTCTTCTTATTTAGGCTTTGGTTTTTTGTATAACCAAGATCGTTATTTAACAGAATTAAATAAGTCCTCGCGTGAAACTCAGGCTGGACAGGCTTCTCCCATGATGGACGCTTTGTCCACCATTGTTCAAGATCAAGCTAAATTAAATTTAGGAAATGATAGTATAAAAGATCGTAAAAGTCGTGAATCTTCTTTTACAGATGCTCTATTCAATCAGCGTGGTGGTCTTGGCGGCGATCTACTTGGTCGAACCGCTTCTGCAACTGGTCAAGACGTTGAATTGCTTCGTAGAAAAATGCTTGATATGTTTATACGCACTCAAGAAAATGAGCTGGCTAATCGACGCAAAATGACAGCAGAGACAGAAGTCAATAAATCTTCCGCTGCTTTTGGTGGGCTTGCTAGCGCGGTCGAAGTTGCCACTCAACGAATGACGCGTATGGCCGCTTCCATGAAGAACATGACAGACTTCATGAATGGTAATGTTACTGCTTATTCTGGTACTGGACTAAGCGAATCGTTGCAGCGACCGTTTGGGTCAGATCGCGGCGATTTCATGAGCGCTGTGCGGGCTATCACCAAGACCGGCGGCGCCGCTGGCAGTGAGGTAGAAAAGAGTGCTAGCGCAATCACCGAGGCTGGTCGACTTTTACCAAACATCATTAATGCGGTTCGCAGTCAGCCAGTAGCCAACCTTTCCTCTGGTACTGATCTTAGTGTGCAAATTGGCGACATGCTTCGCAATCAAATGCTCGGACAAGGAGTAGACAAGACCTCGGCATCGATGGTCACCAATATGGTGCAAAGCCAATTGGGCGCCGAAGATTTTTCAAAAATGCTCCGCGAAAGCGGTCAAGATATGGGTAAACTTATTCAGAAAATCCTTGGGCCTATGTCTGAGCCTCTGAAGCAGTCCTTTTCAGAAATTGCCAAAAATCTTGATGAACGAGCTAAACAGTTCTCTGATGGTTTAGCCGAACTTGCCAATCATACCCGTGCGACTGGCGAGCTAATTGAAAAATCCAATGCTTCTCAGAACAACGCAGTTAGAAATTCTCTTCAGACTGCCGTTCGTCGTCGATTGATTAGTGAAGAAGGTGCCGACAATATCAACTTATCCATGGGTCTAAGATCAACACAGGCTCGCCAGGAACGACTGACTGGCTTCGGTGGTTTTGCTGCCCAAAGTCCAGATGCTATCGCCAGTGTTCTTGGCTCCGTATTCGACTCGATCAAAAAAGCTGAAACGCAGATCGATGCAGCTACTAAAAGTGGCAACATCGCTGAACAAAACGCGTCGATCCTTCAGCTAACCAGCTTAAAAACTCGCGCTGCCGATCTTGGTCAAGCATTGAAAAACTTGACTGATGTCGGTGAGCGCACGGCAGCAGCGCAAGAAAAACTCGGCAAGATACAGGCTGATAAAGAAGGTCGTCAACAGCTTGGTTTGCGCTACGCTACCGCCAATGTTGAAGGTCGAAGTGAAATCGCACGATCTTTTCAACTTATTCAGCAAGCCGGACGTATGGGGACGGCTGCCTCGTTCTCCGTTCGCGATCAAAATCAGATCTTCAGTATGCTGTCTTCGCTGTCGTCGCAAATGCGCCTACAGGGTCTTGGCGGTGTTACTGTAAAAGAATTAACAAACCAATTGATGAAAAACACTTTTGGTGCTGCTTTTGAGCTAGACCCACAGTCTGCCGCTATGGAAAGGGCGTTGGACAATTTCGTTCAACAAAATTACGAAACAGCCGCCCACGCTGCTCAAATGCAAGTTGAGATTCAACAAAAACTACAGGGTGATTTCTTTAGCAGATTAGAGTCAAACCAATCTGTTTTTATTAGCGAATTGTCTCGAGCGATGACTGAGAACAATCGCATGTTGACTTTGAGCATGAAAATGCAGGCTCAAACTCGATTGGGCGATCTTGAAAAAAAGGTTGGCCAGGCCTCAATGTTGGGAAAAATTGGAGTTACTACAGATGAGGAGTTCAAGGCTGTCACCAATGCTTTGAACATGAGAGATTCACCGATAGAAAAAATCTTTGCTGCTGGCGCTAGTCAAAATCAATCGAACAAGCGTACTGGTGCCGCTATCGAAAATTCAGGTCGTTTTGCTGACAATCTTATTAATGCTGTCGGCCAAACCCCATCAAAGAATGTTGGCAGAAGTGAAGCATTAGGCACAATTATTGCTGAATTTTCCAAGTTAGGTTTTTCTGATGAGGGTGACCGTAACAAACTTTTGGGTGTGTTTTCTCAAGAGTTAAATAAGCGCACAAATGGTGGAGCGCTTTCGGAAAATCGTAATGAGATCATTGAAGCCATAAAGGAAGCTGTCCGTAATCCCGAGGTCAATGGCGTTGGCCAAAATGAAATTGAAATACAAAATGCGCGTAGGTCTCTCGAACAAGGAGAGATGATTCCAAAAGGGATTATTGACAAAATTGTGTCATCTGCTCGCGTAGACGGTGGTGATTTGACTATCAGTTCTATGAAAGAAGCAGCATCTTCGGTCTCTCAAACTAATAAAAGCTTCTCGGAATTAAACAAAGCTCTTGAGGAAGCTCGTAGACAAGTACAGGGTTTTGTTATAGATCTTGTTGACCAACCTGCCGTTGGCCTGGTAGGAAGGGCAGAGGGCGGCCCAATTAAATTCTTTAATAAGGGCGGTTGGGGTTCTGGAGGAAGTCTTAATTCGCACGACTCTGATACGGTAAACGCTCGTATTTCCCCTAATGAATTTGTCGTGTCTGCTGGCCCAGCTCAAAAAAACCGTAAGTTTTTGGAAAGAATTAACGCTGGTTACGCCGAAGGAGGCGAGGTTGATCCAAACAAAAAAATCATTGAAGAATTTTCTAAAACAGACGCGGGTAATATATTAAATCCAAAAGCCTATTTAGAAGCCATCGCCCAGGCTAAAAAAATAGATCGTTTAAATGCTCAAAATTTGTTCTTCTCGCAACTTAAAGGAATGAAGCCAGACGATCGTTCAAAATTTATTTTTGATCAATCCGAAAAACTTAAAACTATTGCCGGTAAAGAAAACAATGAACAACTTGGTACTAAAGAAGCTATAGAAAAAATTCTTGCGGCAAATAATAAAGTTGAATCAACTTATAGCACAAGTAAGCTTTCTAATTATTATGACGCATCACAAACTGCGGCGATAGGTTTGTCGTTAAAGAATGCGCCTTTTGAACTAGAAAAACAAATTGGTCACTTGCAGAAAATAGGTGAGTATAGCGAAATGCTCATCAACAGAGTTGATCCTCGACTCCAACAGATGTCTGATGTCGATACAGATTTCAAAGCAAAAAATAAATTTAGTCTTACTGACACAATTCGTCAAACGCCGAGATTAAAATCGCACGAATGGATCACTGATCCAAACGCGCTTTCTCAAAAGATTGACCAGAATTTATTGAGGTATGAATTTGGAAGTCTTAAAGAAGAACGTCTAAAAAAGGGAGTTCCGGCATCAATTAGACAAATGTTCAGTGCTTTTTTTGACAACGGAGAACTTTCACACCCAAGAGCGTTGGTTGATTTAGACATTCTCCATAAGCGTTATGGCGGTGACCCAAAGTCTTTGAGAACAGAAGCAATCACTGAACACTTAGACAAATGGTATCAAGATACAAAATCAAGTAGGGCTTTAAATCAAACAAAAGCTAGCGATTTTGTTGGTGATGTTAAGGGTCATTTGGGCGGTAAAGATCAAAATATTGATAAAATAATTGATGATGCCATCAAGAGCATGCTTGATGAAAAAGAAAAGATTAAACAAGTAGAGTCAACAAAAGGCGGAATAAAGAAAGTATCTAGTCAGCGTTCTTCTGCTTTTCAAACACCGGCTCAAGGAATATCAAATATTCTCAGCGATCGCGGAGACAAAAAATTTGGTCGTGAGCAAGACGCCAAGCTCATGCAACTACAATTGATGTCTATTGAAGCTGACGCTTTTAACAAACTTAATCCAGCAATTCAATCAAAATTGCTTGAGCAAAAACGTCAAAAAATTGAAGATGGAAAACTATCGCCAACAGAAAAAGGGCAAATGGTTCAGTCCGGATTGTGGGACGCCATCAGCAGCACCAAGGATATAACGGCCGAAGAAATCAAAGGTTTTGCTGAAAATCGTTCCAAGATGACGCTTGTCCAAAGAGCTGCTCTTGAAATTCTTATGACTAGAGCATTGGCTGGCTCTAAAGAAAAGATAGATAAAGACCCGGATTCTCTGAGTGCGGCAGAAAAAGCAGCTTATCTTATTTCTCTTGACTCTCAAGGTCGCAAAGAAGCGTTTGAAGCTTTTAACGACCGCAACAATGTCGTTCTCTTCACAAGAATTGGTCAGTCTATTTCCAATAATCCTGGAAGCATTCAGGCCCTTCTGTCAAAAGCTCAGGAAAATGGCCCAGCCGCCTACGCCAAAGAAGCCGCCCTTTTAGAAATGATCGCTGCGTCTTTTGGGGCGCCGACTACGCTACCAAAAGCTTCAGAAGCATACAAAGACAAGAGTCTAAAAAGCAAGGCTGTGCCTAAGGCTGCCATACCTGCACCACAGGCGAAAGTGCCCGAAGTAGCTGTTGCCAATGGTCGTGCCGACGTAGCAAAAGATCAAGCAGCTAGCGGAAAATTTCTTAATAACTTTGCTGCCGATATAAATCAAAAAGCTGAAAGTGGTCGCATCGGCATCGCAAAAGATCAAGCGGCTAGTGGAAGATCACTCAACAACTTTGTTGCGGATGCTGTCGAACAAAATCAAAAGCCTCCTGCGGCTCAGCCCTCAGTCAGAGCAAATAATTTTGCTGCCGAAACTAAATTGCCAGCCTACTTTGCTGGCCAGGCAAGACCATCTGGCGAATCAAGAAAAGCACCAAATTATTTTGTGCCAGTAGAAAAACAAGTCAATCAAATAAATCAAACAAGGGAAATAAAAGAAACCGACAAGGATAGATACCCATGGCTACCAGGATATAAATTTCCAGATGACGATAGCAGAAGAGAAAGCCTTAGAAGTTCTACCAGCTATCTCGTTGGAAAAAATAAAGTTTATGATGACTTTGTTAAGCAGGGAGTCATAAAAGATGAACCAAATATAGACGACAAAGAAAAGTATTTTAGAGCTTTTGTTGCGCATTTTCACACAGCCAAACGCGACAAGCATGGCGTTCCCGATGGTTTCGATTCAAAATTTGCAAACTTGCCATTTTTTAATTCAATGGGCGTGTTCAACCAAGATCGTCAAAAAAACTCTGAGATAGCCTCAGGTTTTGCAAGTCAAATTGGGATGTCGAATTCTGGGCCAGCAGGCGCGGCAATTACTACGGGTATGCTTCTAAAGACAGAGATTGAACGAGGAGAATTTAAAAAATCTGATAAGCCAGATTTGCCAGCGAAAACTCAACCAGACACATATCCTTGGTTTAAAGGTTATTCTGAGGAAAATTTAGATCACAAAAAAGACAGCATATTAAAACAAAATCATTATCTTATTGGAATGAATAAGGTTTATGATGACTTTGTGACAAAAGGAACCATCGTAGACGAACCAAAAATTGACAACAAAGAAAAACTCTTTAGAGCCTTTGTGGCTCATTATTACAGGGGCGGTGAGTTTCCAGGAACTTATCAAGCCGCGCTTGGCTTTAAGGACGGCCTTGGTGTCTCCGACCCAGAGAGAAGGCTTTTTTCTGATACTGCCCTAGCAACAAGTGCGCTTAATTCTGGTCCGGCAGGAGCGGCAACTGCCGCAACCATCTTTAATGAGCAAAGAAAAAATAGGCTACAAAATACTAGAATAGACAGAGATGCATCAGATACTGGTTCCAATTTGGGATTATCTGCTGGTGCACTCAACTCTGGGCCAGCAGGAGCAGCAATTAATGCGGCTGTTCTTGAAGAACAAAACAATCGCACAAGGAGCAAATTAGATAGGTTTGATGTTCCAGGATTTAATAATGACGCTAAATCACCGGCAGATGTGACTAAGCCCACAGGAAAACTAACATACCCTTGGCTACCGAATTACTTTGGTCCGGAGATTACTCCTGAAACAGAAAAAGAAATTGCAGAACCGCCTTCGGCAAAATCGGCTTATAGTTCCGTAGAACTGAGACAACTATATGATATGAAAGTCAGAGACGGAAAGTTGATTTATGAAAAAGACATAGATGAAAAAACTAAACAAAAAAGATTCTTTATAGAAGAATATGTTGATGATCTTAAAAAAAATGAAGAAAATTTTGAAAAAAACAAAAATACTGCTGCGGCGACAAATAGTGAATCTACTTATTCTTGGAAACCAGATTACTTTGGCCCAAAAGTTCTTGATAGTCTTTTGAATTCTACTATAAAATCCTCCGGTTACACAGATGAATACATTGAAAGTATGTATGATGAAAATATTAAAAGTAAAAATTTTAATGATGAAAAAGACATTGACATAAAAAATAAAGAGATTAGAAATTTTATACAATTTTATATTGAAAAAGATAAAAAAGCTAAAAGTTTTTTCAAAAAAGCCGACGGCGGACTTATCAAATTTGCTTCTGGCGGCTTAGTCCCGGGTGTTGGCAACACCGACTCCGTCCGAGCCAATCTGCCGGTAGGCAGCTATGTGATTAAGAAGTCTTCCGTTCAAAAGTTCGGAGCAGATAATCTGTCTGCCCTACCTCACCTTGCCAAGGGCGGTGTGGTTCCCGCCATGGTTATGCCTGGTGAGCACATCTTCACGCCGAATGAAGCATCTAAGATTGGCAAATCTAACCTAGATACCATCAATCAAAAAGGCTCTTTGCTTGGGTATGATCAAGGCGGTATTGTTGTAAACGGCATTCGTTACATGCCAGCAGGTACAGAAAAGTGGGGCCAACGCAACACAAACTCTTTGGGTTTTCAGCCGCAAACAATAAAAGATAATGGTAATCCATTAGCGTCAAAAAACAACACAAGCCAAGGAATGACCGAAGGTCAATTTTTGGCCATTGAGTCAATCAATCAAAATATTGGTGACAGCGGCAGCATTACCGCTTTAAAGGCCAAGTTCTTTTCATTACGCAATAGTATGCGTGATCCACGCCAACGCACCAAAGAAAACATCGTCCAACTTCGTCAAATGTACTCCACGCTGACCAACCCAATGGTTGTGCAGATGGATGCTCAACGACAAATGATGGGGGCACAAGAGGCGTTCGCTTCCTTCCAGCAAGACCCCAAGGCGTTCATCGCCAAATCTAAAGAACTTCGGGCTTTGGCGGCAAACGCAAAAGCCACCATGGAAGAAAGAGTTGCAGCCAAAGAACAACTAAATCAAATGAGCCACGCGGCTAGGTTTATCGACCCACGCGCACTCACAGCTGCTGCTTCAGCCGCCCAGAAACAAAAACAACAGCAACAAAAAGCTGGTGGCGATCAATTACAGGGTGGTCTGCTTCGGCTCGACCCCACTCTAGCTGCGAACAAAATGGCTCCAGCCCCTAACGGAGTGGAAGCCCATAACGCCAGAGTCAGGGCTAGTGCTCAAGGTCAGGAAGCACCAGATCGTAAAGCCGCCGAAGCAAGTCACCTGAAGAAAATGCTGGAAATAGCTCAAGAAAACTATTTCAAGACTGGCGACCCTAAATTTCTTCAGGAAATCAACAAGATCAAGAATCCCGACAAGGTGCGGGCTGAAGAAAAATCCGTAGCCCAAACGACTATGGACGATCATCGAGCAAAGAAACAGCAAGAGGCAGAAGAAAACAAGATTGGTCAATGGCATGTGCGTGAAGGCATTGAAGATATAAGAGACCCAGGCGGCGTTAAGCGCTCAGCAGAAAAACTGCAAAGATTTTATGCAGAGAAAAATAAAAATAGAGAGGAGTTTGAGTCAAGGGTGTTTGCCCGCGCCCCGACCTACGAAGAAAACATCCCGAAAATGCAAAAAGAATGGGATGAAAAAAACAAGGGCGCTTACGAAGCAAGAATGGAGCAATTGCAAAAAGAAGGCGAAGAGCGCCTGAATATGAACCCGCGTTATCGCGCAATGACTAGGCAATTAGCTGAGTCACCTTACAACAAAAACCAGATTGTCAAAAAAGCTTCGGGTGGTATTGTCCCCGGCTACGGCAGCGGCGATCATGTGCCCGCCCTACTAGAGCCTGGCGAAGCAGTAATCCCGCGCAAAGCGGTCCAGAAGTTTGCCAATGGTGGAATCGTGGGCGGCATTCAAGGATTCGCCAACGGCGGAATGGCACAGGGTGGTGGGCCTGAGCTTCTTGATGTCGCCGCCAAGTTCAACCAAGCCGCCACTCAGATCAGCCAGGGACTGTCCGGCTTCTCCACCTCGGTTAGTACTTTCAACGGAGCCGTGGCAAGCTTCGGCACCTTTGTCGACAAGTTCGACGAGGCGGTGGGCAAAATACCCGGCCAGATCGAACTGTCCGGTGCTAACGAGATCAGTGTCAATCTGATGGGTCAGGATTCAATCGTCAAGGCGGTCACCGAAGCTATCGGGCCGATGATCGCCGAAGCCATCCGCGCTAACCAGCCGGTCGAGCAGAGGTCGCAATAATGATCTTTACCGGAAGACTGGGAGACGTACTCGCCACACCCGGGGGACTGGTCCTCGGGTTCGGCGGCGAATCCTTGATTTGGGAGCCTTTCAACCTATTCCTCAAAGGTCCGGAAATACCTGCTGGTGGCGACTCCCTGCCCCTGCATACACTCGGCGTCAATTCCGGCGTGGCTAAAGGTTTGCCGTTAATCATCAGCGGCAAGATATATGGACAAGGTATAAACTTATATATCTTCTGTAATATAGCTGATAGCCAGCAAAACATGAACCTGTTTGTGGAGGGGGCAAACCAGACAGCCTCAAACTCCATACCGTTGCTCGTTGTCAATAACGCCACCGAGGTCGTCAGCGACTCGCTGCCTCTGACTATCGAAGCGCCCGTGTTTGGCGCAGGTCTCAATCTAGTAGTTTGGAGAACGCCAGAGACCTCTTCTGTGTTGCCGCTCACAGTGACTGGCTATGCACAAGAGGCTACTGGTGGCTGCGTATTGTATTTAGTCGGCCCCATTGGATCTACGGGGTCGCTGGACATGATCACAGCAGGCACTGGTGTGGGCATCAGCTCTGTTGATCTGATTACGGAGGGTTATTAATGCCTGTTCTTTACGGACCACAGGGACAAGAAAAAGTCCTGTCTCCCGGCCCCTTTGTGTCCATCTCAACTCAGATTGAAAGATTTGAAGACGGTCGTGTCAAGAAGTATCTGTTCAACCTTAGCTTAAAAGGACGGATGCTGGCTTACAAGGGCGGTGTTCTCACCAATACCAGCACGGCAGACTTGATCACCCAAGCTAATCAGCCCGCAACGACCGTGCAAATGAACAGTCGACAAGCGGAGATTCAGAAAAAGATTGGCCAACTTGAAGAACTGTTCCGCCCAAAAACGCCATTGGCGCAGACAGAACGCCCCAGTCTTCAGATCACTCCCTGGGATGGTTCCGGTACAAATTCAACAATACTTTGCTATCCGCGTGTCAAATCCATCGATATCACTGATGGGCCGTTCACAGACTACTTTGAGTACACGATCAATCTGGAGGCAGACTACCTTAAGATTGGCACCAACACCATCGGTATGGATGCCGAGGACGATGTGGGAGTGGAAGAGTCCTGGACGATGGAGCCGGACGAAAGTCTTCGCAAGTACAAGCTTACCCATCAAGCCAGCGCACAGGCGACAACCCGATGGGTCGGTGGTTCCA